AGATCACGATGTCTTTTAACCCTGTATCTGCAATGCATTGGATAAAAGGCAGATACTTTGACAAGAAGGATCCTGATGTGCTGGCGCATCATTCCACATACAAGGACAATCGTTTCATTGATGCAGCATATTATCGCCGAATGGAACGCCGTCGTCTGGAAGATCCAGAGGGCTATAAAGTATATGGTTTAGGTGAATGGGGTGAGCTGGGCGGCCTGATCCTGACAAAAATCGAAATACATGATTTCCCTACAGAGCGTCGTTGTTTTGACGCTTTTTATTATGGGCAAGACTTTGGTTTCAACCATGCCAATGCCATTCTGGGCGTTGGTTTTAAAGATGGTGAAATATACGTTTGTACGGAAGTGTACGAATTTGAGAAAGATACAACAGAACTGATCGCTATTGCAGAGGCTGCCAACGTCGATAAGCGGGTGGAAATGTTTTGTGACTCTGCAGAACCTGACCGAATCCAGATGTGGAAGAAGGCAGGTTTCAGAGCATCTGCAGTCAAGAAGGAAAAAGGGAGCGTAAAGGCTCAGATCGACTTCCTGAAAGGACGAAAAATACACATTCACCCGTCTTGTGTCAATACGATCAAGGAGGCACAGCAGTGGAAATGGAAGAAGGACAATACTACCGGTCTATATATAGACGAACCCGTAGAATTTATGGACGATGCCATGGCAGCGCTTCGCTATGCCATAGAAAGACAACGGCGTGGCTCTGCTATCGAAATTTTAAAGTGAGGTGACAAAATGGCGCAGAAAACAATGATCGATTGGATGAAGCAGGCTCTGGAGAATCCCAAGAGTTCCATGCTGACTCTGCCTCAGCTGATTTCGGAGGCAATTTTGCTTTTTGAGAAAAGTCCGGCTTATACCAGAATGCAGGAGGCAGAAACGTATTACCGGAATCGGTCAGACGTTCAGAAAAAAACAAACGAAGTTGCTCGTAGATCTAACACAAAAATCGAGCATCCTATCCTGAAGAAGCTGGTCGATCAGAAGGCGAATTACCTTCTGTCGAAACAGTGGACGGTTACAACGGAGAGTGAAGCCTACGGCAAGGCATTGAATGATCTGTTTAACCACAGCTTCCGCCGTAAGATCAAAGCCCATGGCAGGGATACGGTCAAATACGGCGTTACATATCTGCAGCCCTATTTTGGTGCAGATGGGAAATTCCACATTATGCAGCTGAATCCTTTGCAGACAATTCCACTCTGGGAGGACGCAGAGAAAGAGATCCTGTTCGCTTTTATTCGTTTTTACGAGAAAGATGTCTATACAGGACTGACAAAGAAAAAAATCAGATGCGTAGAATTCTGGTGGTCTGGCGGCGTCCGGTACTACTACACCGATGAGTTCGGTAGCATTGATGGATCCGTTCTGACGATCGACAAAGATCATGGCGACGAATCCAATGAATACACAGAGCCGCATTTCTATGTTGGAGAAGAAGCCTATAACTGGGAAAAACCTCCCTTGTTCTGGACTCGTTACAACGATGAAGAGTTGCCTCTGTGCTACTTTGTAAAAGAACTGATCGACGATATCAACTGGCAGACATCTGTAACGTCTGACGTTTTGAGGGATGTTGCGAAATTCGTTTATGTCCTGCGGAATTATGGCGGTGCAGATCTGAGTGAATTTATCAATGATCTGAAGAACTTTCTGGCGATCAAAGTCACCGACAATGGCGGCGTTGATAAGCTGGAGCCCGATTTGAATATTGATGCAGTTATGCAGTTTTTGAATAAGCAGCGTAAGGACCTGTACGATTTTGCAAATGCGGTCGACACGAAGGACGCTGATCTGGGCAATGCTAGCGGCGTTGCGATCAACTTCCGCTACATGGATCTGGATGCAGACTGTGTGGCTCTGGGTGCGGAGCTGCAGGACACCTTCCTGCAGATGAAGCCGTTCCTTGACTGTGCCCTGCAGTTGGCCAACAAAGGTAATTTCGTTGAACAGGATTTCTCTATTGTGTTTAACATGGACCTGCCTGTGAACGAAACAGACATCATCAACAATGCGAAAAACAGCAAAGGTCTGATTTCTGATAAAACCATCAGGGAAAACCATCCTTGGGTTGAAGATGCGGACGAAGAAAAAGCTCGGATGGAAGAAGAGCAGCAGGAGAAAATGCAGCAGTATGGCGAGGGAATGTTTGGGAATGCCTTTGGTGGTGACGGCGGTGATGTAACAGATGAAGAGTAAGGAGTACTGGGCGAAACGAGCCCTTCAACGAGAAGATGAAGCCGCTCTTCGTGGTACCAAACTTGTGGAGCAAATGTACGATCAGTACATGAAAGCCGCAAAAGAGATTCAAAAGAACATCGATACATTCATCCTGAAGTATGGCCAGAAACATGGCATGACTTACAATCAGGCAGCTGCATATCTGAGCAAAAAAGAAATGCAGGAATGGAAGAAGACTCTTGCTGAATATGTGGCGGAAATCAAAAACGCCTCGGATAACCTGCAAAAGGGGCAGTTGACGGCGCGTTTGGATGCCCTGTCAACAAATAGCTCGATTCGAAGATTGGACGCTCTAATCGGTGAAATTGAGTGCATATTGACGGGGCTGTGTTCTGACACAGAAAGAGAAGCCCATAAAGAATTGGGAGAATTATTCAAGGATAGTTATTACAAAAAGGTTTATGACATCCAGAGTCGTGCCGGCTATATCAATCAGTTTGCACATCTGGATGAGAAAACCGTGGAAGATATTCTTTCCTATCCTTGGTCTGGTGCAAATTTCTCCAAGAGAATATGGAAGAACAGGGATAACCTTGCCTTTAATCTGCGAGAAACTTTGACCAGCGGATTTATCCAGGGCAAAAGCAGAACTCAGATGGCAAAGGAAATGTCTGATGAAATGGGTAAAGGCTTCAGCGCCGTGGAAACGCTTATCCGGACAGAGTCCTCTTGGCTCCATGGTGCAGCTGATCAGCGAGCGTATGACGTGGCGAATATCGAAAGATATGAATTCATGGCTACTCTGGATAACAGAACGAGTAAACAGTGTGCAGATCTGGACGGGAAGGATTTCCCTGTTTCAGAAGCGCAGGTTGGTGTGAATTATCCGCCTATGCATCCACGCTGTAGATCTACTACAATAGAACATGATCCAGAGGAAGCATCTGACTGGTTCAAGTCCGGCAAAGAAATGCCGAAGAATATGACCTATGAGGAATGGGCAAAAGCGAATGGCATTGAAATAGCGACAACTCATAACAAACAGCCAGAACTGGTTAAATCAAAGAAAACTGATGCCGAAATTATTGAAGAGATCAACGATAGCGGATACGAAACACTTCTTGATGCATATGAGGCAACCAGGGAGAAATTCAATCTGAATGTGTCTGAGGCATCTGACATTCGGAAGTGGAAAAACACAGATATGAGTACTATTGTTGCTGATTATACCGGTGTATCGGCAAGCGTTGCAAAAGCCTTTAATGATGCATTTGAACAACTCTCTAAGAAGTACCATACATTTGTCCAGAAGATTAAAGTCGGTGATAAAAAATCCTTCTTTGGGTCAAATACATTTGTAACAACAAAACACTTAAATACCGTCATGAGCAAAGAGATTACGTTGAATCCTTTCAAAATGAATGACTATGATGAAGTGGTTGCACGAGTAAAAGAACTATCTGAGAAAGGATATGCTGTAAAAGTATCTCCTCGCGACTATGACAAATACTTTGCTGTGCACGAGTTTGCTCATGGCATGTTTGCGATGAACAGTAATTCTTATAAAAATTTTGTTGGTCTTGACACAAAACTGATGAACAAAATCAAAAAGGAAATTACAAAGGTATACGACGGGTATATGGATGACATTAAAAATCTGAAAACAGAAATTGATGCTATGAAGAAAAGCCCTCTAATGAAGGCAGATGCTGATCCAGCGGAACAATTTGAATTGTTTAAGAAAATCAGCGAAAAGCAGAAAGCGCTTGAGCAGATCCAGATCAGCAGGTATTCTACTCAAAATGTGGATGAATTCTTCGCCGAAGCATTTACACAGGCTCAGATTGGAATTGGGAGATCTAAATACTCGGATGATATTATGAAAATAGTGGACAAATATTTTGGAAGATCTACTTGATTAAAAACTGATAACCAAGACCTGTCAATTATGGCAGGTCTTTTGTTATACAAAAAAACTGCCGTACCCGTCCGGCGACCAGACGGAACCGCAAGGCGTGTGGAAGTCACGTTAAATACAGCGGAAGAAAGGAGAAACATTATGATAGCAGAAGCAATCAAAACAGCACTGGGCTCTGAACTGGCAGCACAGGTAGAAGAAGCACTGAAAGGCAAAGGCAAGGACGGCAAGGATTTCGACATTGTTGTCGGGAACGATGGTACCTATGTACCTGCACACAAATATGAAACAGAGAAATCCCGCGCTGAAAATGCTGAAAAGGCTCTGAAGAGTGCTGCAGACGAGCTAAAGAACATCGGCGGCAGTGGGGACACAGCAAAGATCGCCGAGGATCTGAAGAAAGCTCAGGAAGACATTACGAAACTGCAGGACGATCACAAAGCGGAGATCGCGAAACTGCATAAAAACAATGCCGTGAAAGCGGCGCTGGCAGGCAAGGTACATGATCCTGCGGATATTCTTGCTCTGCTGGAAATGGATAAAATCGAAGTAGACGACAACGGCACGCTGAAAACTGATCTGGAAGGTATGCTGAAACCTATTAAGGAATCCAAGGCATATCTGTTCAAGGATGAAGGCGCGGGCGGCACACAGGTAACCGGTGCAAAACCTGCAGGAGCAGGCAAAGGCGAACCCGCTGCCAGAGTGACAGGACCCGTTGTCATGTAAAAGAAAGGATGAATGAATAATGGCAAGAACAAAAGCAATTAGCCTGATTGGCACAGAAGGCAAAGTAGAACTGAGCGAACTGTCTGGCCTGGTAATCGGCAATATCCAGAAAGATACTCTGGCATCTGGTCTGAAATCCCAGTCCTATACAGGCAACCCCGCTGCAGGTTCCGTAGAATACAAACGTTTCAAAAATGCAAAATCCCAGCCTTATGGTACAGCGAGAGCAGCTGGTAAAGGTGATGAAATTTCTGCTCCTCCTACAACAGTTAATCTGGATCAGCATCGGGAAATCGTAGAAGAAGCAGCAAAATTCGATCTGGATACATTCGGCGTAGGTAATGTTATGGCCCGTAGAGCCGACAATCATGTTGACACTGTTGTAGCAGAGCTGGATACAGAATTTTTCCAGTGTGCAGTTAATGAAGGCACAGCCTTTGAAACAACAGAAACAACAATCAAAAAGATTCTGGAAGGCTTTATTCAGGTTCTGGAAACAACAAAGAACGACTATGTTACAGGCGTACCCAGACATATGATGCGTCTGGTATGTGATCCCAGCTTCTACGGCGAAATCCGTGACCTGCTGGACGAAAGCCCTAACTCTAACGTGGATACAGCTGCAGAGAACTTCATGGATTACCATGGCGTAAAAGTATACTCCAGCGTATACCTGCCTGATGGCACTGATGCGGTTATTATGATCGAAGGTGCGATCGGTCAGCCCGTTGTGATCTACCCTTACGCTGACCCTGAAAAGATTCCTCTGTCCAATGACTATGGTGTATCCATGTTCTATGACTACGGTACGAAAGCATTGACACCCGACCTGATCTACACATATTCCAAAGCCTGATAACGAGGAGGTTATAACCTATGAAAAAATTTGTGCACAAAAAAACTAAGGCAATTCTGGCGCCTAGATCTGCGTTTGTAGCAGCGCAGATGGAGAAATCCACTCATTATGAGGAATACAAAGAGCCCGCTGCGGATCCTGCTCCTGCAGGTGAGAAACCCCTGAGTAAGCTGAACAAGGCTGAACTGGAAGCGTTGGCAGCAGAAAAGGGTATCGAAATTCCTGAGAAGGCTACAAAAGAAGAAATCATTAAACTGCTGGAAGGCGCATCCAAGGAGTGATGACTTATGACCAGGGAAGCAAGGCTGTCAAAACTGCTCGAGGTGTTGGGCGATGAAGTAGACATCGCAATGGCGGAGATCTCCTTGGTGACAGTGGAAAAAATGGTTCTGTCCTATATCAACCACGAAACCTTGCCTGAACAGTTAGATGAAGCAGTTGTGCTTATGACAGCTGCCTATTACAAATCTGCGGCTCTTGGCAGCACAGACAACGGAGAAGGCGCTGTGACTGCGATCAAGAGAGGCGACACGCAGGTTTCCTATGCTGCAGGCGCTTCTCCCTCTGCGAATACGTTTGACCTGGTTAACGGGGACGCTTTTGCGGGGTGGAGAACTCTGCTGAACGAATACAGGAGATTGAGGTGGTAACATGATTGGCAATCCTGCGAAAGAAAGAAAACTTCTGGAGCGGACTTATGAAGATCTCCTGTCCATCTATCGGAGTGAAAACGTCGATGTGGGCAGCATCACGAAAAAAGAATGGGTTTGCAAATATTCGGAAATCCTCTGCGCTCTGTCCTATGGAGGTGGGGACAAGAGCATGCAGTCCGAATCTGTGAACCGCATCGAGTATGATGCAAAAATCTTCGTGGCTCCGGAAACAGATATTTTGCCCGGTGATCGCCTGCAGGTGACCCGCTGCGGAAGAATTGTAGAATTCGAAGTGGTTGGCCGACCTGCAGTCCACCCCACGCATCAGGATGTGAAGGTTCGGGAGCGTGATCTGGCATGATGGATCATAGAGAACTGGAGGACTTTGAAAGAAGGCTAGATAACCTGCAGAAAGACATCCCTCAGATCATGGGGGGGCTCGCAGTCGGTGAGGGTGTGTACGCTGTGAAGCAGGCAAGGGAAATCTGCAAAAATGATAAGCCAGACATCGTGAATAGCGGGGAATACCGGCGAAATTTCAAATCAGATAACCGGGCAAAGCGTTCTGGCAAAAGCTATTTTGTTCGGTTTTTTAATAATCTGGACTATGCCATTCATCTGGAGTACGGCTTCCGAAGCCACTTCGTTCCTGGGCACTGGGCAGGCAATACCTTTGTGTATAACAGGGATGATCCGGAAGGCGGTATGTTCGTGGGTCCTAAGGGCGGACACGTCAAGGGGCATTTCACCCTCAGGAGAGCAGCAAAGCGAACGGAAGACACCCAGGAAGCCCGCTTGAAAAGAA